AGAAGATGAGTCCTCGTAGGCAGCGTATGTATAGAAGTCTATACAATGTTGTGATGGAGTTGGCGAGTAAGCCACAGTACTATGGTAAGAGCCTTTGGTTTCTGATTCCGTTTGCTGTTACCACCCCTGCCCCCGAGTTTTTCATCAGCGAGAAATGGGCACGGCTGATATACATGGAAGAGATGCGCGGGTATCGGTATAAACCTGTTTTTAGGAAGAAGTTGGCAAGTAGACAAGTTGACGAGTTGAAAGTTTAGAATTATGGCAGAAGAATTAAGGACAAAATATCGTTATAGTGATAATTGCCCTACGCGCCCTTTGACACCGAAGAAGGGTGCGAAGGCACAGAAGCAGTTCATGCTGGATTGGCTGAACGAGAACCAAGAGTCGTTTATAGAGGTGATGAATGATGCGAAGGAGCAAGACCCGAAGCTGTTTGCCAACATCTATACAACGGTGATGAAGCACGTTGTGCCACAGGACAAGAACGTGAATGTGAATGTAGGTATCAATAAGGACTTCCTTGAGTTGCAGGCGATGGGAAGAACAAGAGTGGAGCTTCCTGACAAGAGCGGTAGCACGATGATACCATCAGACCTTCCGCACTATACGCAGTATGAGGAGATAGTAGCAGAAGAGCATCAAGAGCCTACCCCCGACATCTTCCTAGAGGAGGGAGAGAAATAGTTGCGATGGTATCGCAACATACGAAACTTTAGATTGTAGCTTCAGAGAGTTGTTTACGCTTTCTGAAGTTTTTCTTTGTCTTCTTGCACCACTGCGGTGGCTCCATGTCGTTCTGTGACACCCACAGACCGATGGCTGTTGCCATCAGCACGTCATCGTGGTTGTCCTTTGATTGGATATTGCCGAGAGAGCCGTCTTCACGTCTTTCGTAGATGCGCAGTTCACGGTACATCTCTTCATCGGGTTCGTTCCATAGCTTGTCATCGACATAGGCAATGAGGTTGTCGATAATCCACCCCTTCGTGAGTTTGTTGGTCTGAAAGCCGTACTTCAATGTGATACGGTCTTGCACAGCTTCGGGGCCTGTAGAGCGTTGGTAGAGGTTGTCGTAGTAGTCGGCAATCTCTTCAATGATTGTACCGAAGTGGTCGCCCTCCGTATTGTTGTCACGTTCACGATCGGCGGTGTTGGACTCAATGACCAGCAGGGCATCATCGTAGTAATGGGCAAGAGCCGCAGCCTTCCATGCGAGGATGTCGTGACGGCAATGCCCACGATAGCGAGCCACCACAGATGGGATTCCAGCCATGCCGGGTAGTATTCCCATGCGGTCGATGACAGTCATCACCGTATAGTCAGAAGACAGCGAGTTACCGCCAATATCTACTGCCACCACATAGCGGTTCTTGATTTTTAAGATGTGGTTGTTAGGCAGATTCCATATCTTCAGTTCTGCCACCTCGCCTGCATTGGCATAACGGATTTTTGCATTGCGATAAATATCGCGTGTTTTCTTTGCTGTAGCATTTCCCTTCTCTGCCCAAGGCAGGTCGATGTATGCTTGATAGAGCGGAGGTCGCTTGTATTCTTGTTGCAGCTCGTCAATGGAATACGGATTGAAGACAAGGTTTCCGCTGTTGCGGAATGCTTCCACCTCGTCAATGGGAGCCTCCGTTGCCATGTACGCATGAGACTTGTACTTGTTGCGCTCATAGCGATACCAGTTGATGGCTTCAAAAGTTGCACCGAGCTTCCACATGCGCCAGAAGAATTTTCCAGACTCACGGAATCCGACAGGACATGTGCTTTTATTGCGGTTCTCATAGAGCCATTGAGCAAACTCTAGTTGGTCATCCACCGCCATCGTATCGTTCTCAATGATGAAGAATGGGATAAAGATGAACTTATAGGCATCGTGTGGGTCGTTCATTGCCATCTGACAGCGGTCATAGAAGAAGCCAGATGCACCTCGACCTGTAGACTCAAACACCTCTATGTTGTCAGCCTGATTGCGGATACCACCAGAGATAGATGAGATAACTGCTTCGGGGTCGTGTTCGGGTGTCTGCTTCCAATAAGCCACCTCTGAATAGTGTGCGCAGTGGAAGTTAGAACCACGAACATTGTCGAAGTTGTCGAACGAAGCAATGGTGATAGTGGAGCGTCGCAGAGCTTTCATTCCATCAGTAACTTGGAAGTCATCGGTGGAATTTTCGTATGGCGACATCTGAAGACCAGAGCCGGGGTATCCGATTGTCCATCCTGCCTGCGACTCGATAGCCTTTCGGTACATAGCCTTAATCTTCTTTGATGTGGCTTTCACCTGCGAAAGGATGATGGAGTTCCAGCCATCATGTCGGTAGTCCTGAATCCATTTGATGTATAACTGCGTGAGCGTAGAGCCGCCCCACTGACGAGCTTTGAGGATGATGGCACGGATGGGCTGCCCCTGCATGCGCATACTTTCGTAGAGTGCAAGTAGTTTCCGTTGCGGATAGTTTAGTTTGAACGGAATCATCTCACCCGTCACCTTATCTTCGATTTTGTCGGTGATGAACAATGCGAACTCAGGGTCTTCACGGAAACGCACCTTGCAAAGTTCAAGCTGCGCGAGCTGTATATGCTTTTCGGTCGGCTCCTTTCCCCAGCTCTCTGCCACGAAACGCTCTATAGAGCCTGCTGTCACTACGTTCTGCACAAGCAAGTTCTGCATGCAGGCTTTAGGTAGCCACATCTTCGGTATGACGAAATCGGGGATTTCGACAAGGACACGGTTTTCAAAGTCATAGCAGTGGCAACCTGTGTAGGGGTCGTATTCACGGTCGAAGATTTGCGAATACCGCTTATGGTTCTCTTCGACTAGTTCTGTGATTTTCGGATTCATGGCTTTGTGGTTTGTTTAAGACAACAGCCGTAGGCATAGCCGAGAAGGAGCGTATAGACATGGATGGTTAGGGCGACGTGCGGAAACAAGCCAAAGATGAAGACGGGAAGAAGGCACTTCCGTACCATCGCCTTTCCCATTCCTAACTTTCCATATACGATGCCGATAGCGGCAAATAGTACTCCCGAGAAGCCAAGAATTGGCTCCGCCCCCCATATCGACCATTGTGGCAATAATGAACACACAAAAGAAATTGCCAAGGTTACGGGGAGACGGAGCCGTATTTTCAACAAAAATATACAGAGAATATTTGCTGCAAGATGAAAGATGTTTGCATGCGAGATTGGGAATAGGACATTCCCGAGTGAAACGTGGAACGTGTTCGGAGTAAAGGAGTACTTCGGGAGGAAGAAAAATGCCAAGACGAGGATAAAGCTCAACCCTATCCTCCACCATAACGAGGGAGGATAGGGTGTACGACGAAGTCGTAGCATACTTGACATCAACGAAAGGTATGTGGGTGTGTTCATTATGGGAAGAAGTATATTAAAACGGCTGGAGAGGTTTTCGGACAGAGCCGGGGATGACAGTGTTTGCATACTGCTTGATTTTCAGCAGAGCATCATCCATTGCCTCTCGCTTTGCTACGGTGACGGGGTCGTTGATTGATAAGTTCAGTGAGAAATAATCGTAAAGAGTTCCGTTGACGATGTAGTCATGGACTGCGTTGACCAGCATGGGATATACGGACTCGTTCCAATAGTCAGGCATGTGGATTTCGATGTCACGCTCTTTCCACATCTTAATGTCGTTCATGGAAGCAACGCTCTGTCCGTTTTTAGCATAGGGTGCAAGAGCCGTGCGAACGAAGTCGGTGTATTTGTCAATCCATCGGTGCAGAAGAGGTCTGAGCCTATCAGCCTCATCTGTTCCGATGTTTGTGTTGTCAGCTTTCGTGGCATCGCGCCTTGAGCGCATGACAATGAGCGTCTGAGCGTCGATGTCATAGAGAATCTGGTCTTTCAACAGATAGATATGCTTAACGATGACAGACTCACTTTTTCCTGACGTGTCAAAGACAATCGGCTCATAGCCGCGCCCGTTATAAAACTCTTTCATGATGTCCATAACTTAAATATCGTCAACGTAAACAATGCCATCGAGCATGTTGTAGCTTTGATCTTCTGACGGTGTAGGCAGATTTACGGTCACAGCTACTGTTGCTTGGATATTTTCCTTGTGCTTTGAGTAGATGGTGACGGTGGCTGTTCCTGCAAGGTGCGAGTAGATAGAGAAGATATTACTGCCCGTGCGCTGCACCGAAGCAACAGCCGTATTGGAAGACACAGCTTCTACATCATCAATAGCATCATCGGTGATTGAATATGTGATTTTCTTGCGATGGTTCGGCTCTGTTGTCCACTCCAACGCATCAATAGTGATTTCGTAGGGGTACGGAATCGGGGGTAGGTTCGGCGGCAGCTTGTTGAAGCATCGCTGAATAGCCACCTTTGTGGTTTCAAGTGCGCCCATATACACCTGTGCCTGATTCGGGTCTACGGTGCGGAACCACGCAATAATCATGCTGTCTTCGATGAAACGCGAGCATAGACGTGCCAGAGCATCGGTGTATGATTTGTTGAAACGGTCAGAAACAATTATGTCAATGTCGAGTGTTTCTGCTGTTTCGTCAATGGTGGACTCAATATTATTGTCGGCAGATGAGTAGCCGATAATGTCGAGATAGTCGGTGAGGTATGTCTTCAGCTCTTCCGTTGCAGAGTAGAGCGTGCGCTTCAGCTTGCGTTCGTGAACAGTCTCATCGCCTGCTTGAGACTGATAGACCATAGCATTTGTCTTATCGTCGGAAGCCTTGATGACCGCTCCACGAATGTAGGTCTCTGCTTTCACCGCTTCGATGATGAGAGACGTGATGATATGTAGCTTTACCAGTTGCATAGGATTTATTATTTAGATGGTTTGCGATTCGCCTGTTACGCTGTCGAAAGGAACATCGACAGATGTGGCACCAGATGCTATCTTCGGGGTGACAGGTGATGTCTTGGTGAGGCACTTGCGGATAGATGCAAGGCTGTCGTTGGCATACACCTGATAGACATTAGCGAGGTCTGGCTTGATAGCCATCCACCACATAGCAATCATCTTGTTGATGAGGTATTCTTGTGCAAGCTGGCACATGGGCTTGATGAGTCCTTCGTTGAAGCGAGAGGATGTAAGGAAGAAGATGGTGAAATCATCTTGGTCATCAGAGAGCGTGTTGTCGATGGAGTTGTTTACTGCATCATCCATCGGGTGCAAGGCTGATGTGTCAATGAAGTCAGCCAGCTCCACCTCAAATCGCCCTACTGCTCCATAGAGCGTTCGCATGAGCTTGCGCTCATGGTATTTGTCATCCCCTGCCTGCTCTTGGAAAGCCCTTGCGTTGTTTACTCCGTCTGGGGTTTTCTCTGCCTGCCCGGTGATGTAGGTTTCCGTCTTCACCGCTTCAAGGATGAGTCCTTTCTTCAGGTTCAGCGTTATCAGTTTCTTTGTTGCCATATCTATCTAATTGATAATTGATAATTGATAATTGATAGTTAGTACCCCGACCACCCTATCAGCGCACCAGCGGTAGTAGATGTGAAGTAGCTTCCTTCGGCTTCTTCGGGTCGCTTGGTGTAGCACACAGAGAGGATGGAGCTGAGGATGCCGAAAGCACGATCCTTGTAGAACTGCGACTGCTGTGGGAAGTACAAGGAGAGGTAGTCAGCGATAGCAATGGACATGCAGTAGTCATAGACTTTCGACCTGAACATTGACGTGATTGCGCTCTCGTTGAGCTTGCTCCATGAGAAGAATGATATGTCGCACACAGCACCATTCTCATTGTCTGTATAGTTTGATACACACGGAGCAATCTTCTCCATGATGTCTTGGAACGCTTTTTCGACAAAGTCGATGATGAGCGGTTCTTCTGCTGTGCTTACCTGCACCCGTGTGAACTGCGAGTTGCCGTCTTGAGTCACCGTGCGCTTGCCGAGTACGGAGAGCAGTCGGAGTGCCTTTGTCTTAATCTCATCGTAAGAGACCGACAGGGTAATGGTTACATTGTCCATATTTACTATTTATGAAGGTGCTACATTAGGATTACGGAGAAGCTGCTGTGCTTGGTTGACAGTCTGCTGGTCAGCCTGCTGTCCTTGCTGCGCGAGCTGTTGCTGCTCTGCTATCATCTGCTGAAGCGCTGCCTGCTGTGCCTCTTCCGACTCCATCTGCTGAAGAAGGTTGTCGGCAAACGGCAGGTTGCTATTCTGAAGGAATTGCTTCGGAGTGATAGCCTGCAATTCCATTAACCGTATCAGCGTATCATTAACTTGAGCTTGGTATGCTGCTGTGGCTGCGCTCTCCTTGACAGAGATTTTGAACTTCACATCTTGAGCCGACAAGCGGTCGTACTGCATCATATCCGTGTAGTCCTTGTTGAAGATGATGCGCCCGTCATCGTAGAACTGCTTGATGACCATGCACTTCTTGTCGGCAACCTGCTCTGTGAAGTTGGAAAAGTCGAAGAGCAGACCATAGAGCGAGGTGGTGGCATTCTGCGTTTCCTGCGAGTAGCGAGCGGCAGATGTGCCTGCCGACGGAGTCTTTCCCTGCAAGGCACCCGACACATTGGAGATGTCGCGGATGAGCTGCATCTGAATGTTCAGCAGTTCGGGAGTGCCAATCTGCACAGCATTTGATGTGATAATCTCTGGGCGCAGGTTCGGGTTCTGACGTGACGGCTGATAAAATACTAGTCCATCGTAGGCTGTGAACTCATCGGCGAAGTCCTTTGGTGACATTCCATCAGGAATACATGAGATAGGAACGATGGTCACACCCTTTGCAGCAGAGCGAGCTGCCATGTCGTGCATGACGATAAGGCGGTTGATGTAACGCTGCTGGTCGACGATGTTGCCCATGTACGGATGGATCTCGCCGTTGATGTACGGATAGAGCTTGATGGTGTACGGATGCGAGTGGTGGTCGTAGGGTGACTCGCCCTCGGTCAGCACCGTGCCATCGGGAGCCATGAAGGTGTACTTCCAATAGGTGTCCTGAATCAGTTCTGCCGTAATGTATGGTCGGTCTTCTTTGGGCACTCCGCTCTCATCATACAGCTTCTTGCGCTCCATGTTGATACGACGGATGTCCTCGATGTCTTTCTTCTCACAACGGAAGTATTTCTCTTCCATGTTGATGGCGAGTGGGTCGAAGCACTGATAGCGTTCTTTCGACTCCTTGCTCCACACCTCGATGACGCGGCACATGCGAGTGTTGGCAGCGTTGAAGAAAGAAACATTCTCCAGCTTGTGCTGTTCGTTCTGCTCTGTGTTCAAAGAGATGTCATCGTACTCATCGACATTATCGTAGTTCCTACCGATGTTGAAGATGCTCTGCAAGTCAGCCTTTGTGAGACCTGTGTCCTTGTTGGCGAATTGCTTATAGAGGTCTTCGGGTGACACATCGTTGAGTGTTCCGATGAGCTGTAGGTCGGTGAAGCGCACATCGTGGTTGGCTTCCCAGAAAGCATAGTAGGAGTTGATGCAGTCTGTCCATGCGTCGGGCAGTTGGTTCTGCTCCTTATACGTTTCCCTGGTTATCGCAACACCACGAACACAATAGTCTTCAAAGGCATGCTTCAGGACATCCATCATCTGCGTTTCTTGCCAGTTGCACTGCATTGTTGCAGACATCATGTCGGACAGCCATTGTGCATCGTGAGTTCGTGCGAAGCAGACTGGTTCTGTTCCCTGCCGTGCGTAGAGACCCACGATGGAGTTGAGGATAGAAGACATAATGTTGTTGACAAGGGGAACGGTTGAATGGTCTTGCAGATAGCGTCGCTCTGTGATGTAGCCACCCTTGTACTCGATGAGATCGCCCCATTGGTCGCCATAGCAGTAGTTCATGATGCGCTCGCCTGTTTCTCTGACGGGTCGCAGGTTTTCCCACGCTTGGTTACATCTTGAGAGGAGGTCTCTGTCGACCTTTCTCTTTGCCGGAGCCTTTCGCGTCTGTGTTCTGACGGGAACTCCTTCGGGCATTATATCGTTCAGCGTATATAATTTCTTTCTCATGACGGCAAAGGTAGTGTTTTCATTAAGGTGTTTTTCCGTATTACGGCAGGGTATATATATAAATAAGGTGTGATGCCGTAATTCGGCAAAAGAGGTGCAGTAAAGTTCTAATTTTGCTTGCGATATATCGCAACATACTGAA